GCATCGCCTTTAATGCGCGAACCGCTCCATAGATTGCAGTGGTTGCACCCGCAACGGCGGCGCCGATAAGACCGGCTTTCAATGACAGGCCGCCCATAGATTTCTGTGTTCGCTGTGCCGATCCCCTGACTCGCCGCATCCCGCTCTCGAATTGCTTCGAGTCGGCACGAACCGCAACGCTAATGGCACCGATAACGCTCATTGTTTCTTACCAGTGTTAGCGGCCCACGCTTTAGCCATAGCCTGCATCTCGCTGATCGGCTGAACCTTCTTACGCTTCGGCATGAAGTGTTCCGGCTTCGCTGACTTGTTGCCCAGTGCCCCCGCTATCAACTGACATAAGATGCCGTGCTGTAGCCACGGGTTGGGCATTGGTTCCAGATTGAAAAAGGCTATCCACTCCGCGAACTCTGCGGCGCTGATTTCCGCCTGTGCTCTCTTGACGCTCATGCCTAGTTGCAATGCCAAGTGAAACCATAGGCGACGTTCAGGCCGCTCGGTTAGTTTTTTTCTAAGTCCTCTACGTCTTTGTCACTGAATCCGTTAGCGGCTAAGGCTGCGTTTGCAATGCGGTCAAGTTCGACGGCGCTTTTCCCCGGTAGCCACTCTCGGTCCTCATTTGTAAAGACGAGTTCGCCGGCATCGTCGCAGGCCGTCAACATGACTAGCTCCAGCTTCATCCCGCGGTTATCTTTTTTGCGGGTCGCCTTGCTTGCAAAGTGCTCGAACTCGTCCCGCTCGCTGCCCTTCATGGTCCTGACATATAAGGTCAAGTCCCATGTCTTGCAGACAACTGGAGTCAAAGGTAAATCGTTAGCGTCCTTGATTCTCTGTCGTAGGTCCATCGGTTCCTCTTAGCTGGTGGCGGATGTGTAGGTGGCAACGCCGCTCCATTCCCATGTAGCGGTTGCCGTCAAAAGTTCGTCGGTCGTGATCGTTCCCGGTACGAATGATGTAAAGAATCCCTGGCCCGTAACCGTGGCGCCTGCCGACCAATCGCCGCCCATTGTTGGAAACGTGATCGTGCAACTTGCGGCGGTCGCGGCGCAAACCTCTTCCGGTTTCTGCGACGTAAAGCCTGGAACAAATTGCAGCTCCACGGTCCACGGCTCGTTCATAACGAGGTCGCCGGGGATCTTCGTGTGTGCTGTCGAGCTTCCAAGGTAGGTCGTCGGGATGACGGTTCGCGTTGTCCCGCCTGGATTGATGCTGGTCAACTGTGCGTCGAGTGCTGCCGTAACGAACGTAGCGCCATGACCAGTTTGGATATCGGTTGATGCTGGCATTTTGTTTGCCTCCTAGCTTGCGGCGGATGTATAAGTTGCCACCCCTGACCACTCCCATGTAGCAGTCGCGGTGAGAAGTTCGTCGGTCGTAATCGTTCCTGGAACGAATGAAGAGAAGAATCCGAGACCGTTGACGAACGCATTGGATGTCCACGCGGCGTCACCGGGAAACGTGATTGTGCAACTTGCGGCGGTCGCGGCGAGAATCTCTTCCGGCTTCTGACCGGCAATGCCTGGAACGTACTGGAGTTCGATCGTCCAAGGTTCATTCATCACGAGGTCGCCGGGGATCTTCGTGTGTGCCGTGGACGATCCGAGGTACGTTGTCGGGATGACGTTTCTCGTTGTTCCACCAGGGTTGATGCTGGTGATCTGTGCGGTCAGTGCGGCAGCCACGAAGGTTGCCGCATGGCCCGTCATAATCTCTGCGGTTGTGGGCATTGTTGTGCCTCCTAGCTACTGGGAACCGTGACCGCGTGCCACGTGTTTAATGTCAGTGAAGTAACGTACGTCCACTGGTCGCTGCCCTCTGCCGGAGGTATTGCGTCGTCAAACTTGTTTTCTACAAAGATCGAATCGAAGGCTGTACTACCAACCGCGCCGCGTGTTCCGTGGAGTCGGTTGTATATCGCATCTGACATGGATTGAGCCGAACTGTATGTCGTGGCGTAGCAGTCGTAGACTAGCCGCGTGTTGGCTCGTGTCGTCCCTGCAAGTAAATGTATTGGGTTGTCTGTCGATAGTCTTTCATAAACCACGTATGGCAGGGCGTCGTTCTCGTGTGCCCCTAACGGGCGGATCTTATCCCCGGTTGCGGCGGTGACCGCTGTGCTGGCTGTCAGGTAGGTAAATAGGTCGGCTTCGATTGTCATCGCCTAGAGAATCCGGCTTTCTTCCGTGCTGACTTAACGGCCTTTGGTAGTAGCTGCCTCGCCTTTGCGACGAACGCCGTTGTTGCTGGCTGAGCTGCCTGGACCGATGCCTGTCGTAACCATCTCATCGGGTGAACGCCTCGTGATGTTCCTGATTCCGTAAAGTGAGCATACTTGGCGGGGTTCTCTGATCGTGTCTTGCGGCTGGCTGCGCGGGTTGCGAATCGAGCGCCGCCCTTCTTGCCTAGCTTCGACGGAGAGCCGGAGTGCCATTCGCTTTTCGGTTGCACCTTGCCGCTGATGATATTGGTTCTCTTTTGGAGTCGCGCGTTTACGACTGTCATGCTCTTAGCCAATAGCCCCGTATCTCTCGCCATCCCTCGTGCATTCTTGGCGGCTGCTTTCTTGACGGGCTTCATTGCCGCATTGACCGAACGCTTCACCAATAGCGTCCACTCGGATTTTGTTAGGTGGTCGATCGCTTTCATCAACTGAGGCACGCCAGTGATTTGTATGCTTACCTTGCCAGCCATTACGCTTTTTCCTCAGCACATTCAAACGACATATACTCTGGCCGATCGTCTACCGACACCGGCGCCGTCTCAATGTTCAACGTCCGATTCCCTGCGATAATCCGCATCTGTGCAACTATGTCATCGCGCCGTCTAATCGTTACCTTGTGCGTCACCTTAGCGGTTACCTGTTGGGCGTTTACCAACTCTTCGCCTTCCATCGGTGCGAGGTGGCCCCACAGCCTCGCGAAGTCTGTCCACACTGGCACGCCCTGCCCGAACGAGTCGACCGTCCTGGTGACTTTCTGTACGAGCAGGCGGCTTCGCATCTTGCCGGGCCGTGTGCGTTGTCCTCGTGCCATTACGCTTTCGCGGTGCTGGTGTTGGTTATCGTTATCAGTATTTTGTCTGCCGCCAATCCGTAACCGAATAGACTGGGGTAGTTTGTGGCGGTGTTGTCGGCTGTCGGCGCAATTCCGCCAGCGTTGGAACTTGCTGTGTACCAGACGCCAACGGCCACCGTTCCGCCCGGATCGACTTCCCCGCCTGTGGCAATCACCATTGATTCACCATCGCTCGAATTGCTCATTGCGATACCAGCGATAACAGCTGAAGCCGCTACGCCTGCATCAACTGGCCGATACTTGTTGCTATCGGTTGTGTCCTTGTAAATGAGCTGGCCTGCGGTACAGGTAGTCGCGGCGGTGACTACCTTGATCGTTGCGCCGTCGTGCGGGTGGACGTTGGCGGCGGTGACGGTGATATCTGCCATTATTGAAATCTCCAGTCGCGGGTCGGGCGTAGGATATCTTGTGCTGTGCGAGGTAACTGTTTAACAATCGTTCCCGTAACGTACTCGCCGCGATCCTCATACAAACCCTCGCTGATTAACCGTAGGGCGTGCTTGTAATGTTCAGGGACATCGCTTGATCCTGTCGCGTTGCCGGTGACGTAAGTTATCTTGACGGCGTTGTGCTGCTGTCTAATCGTTGGCCAGCTCACCTCGTAAGCTCGATAAACTCTTCCGGGTTCTGCGGTTGTGTCGACGATGTAGTTTGTGCTGGCCCATGTCGCGAACGTCCCGGCGCTTTCATCGAGGTACTCGAAACTGGTTATGCTCACCAACGGCGGCAACGCCAACTTAATATGATCGCTCCGAGCGCCGGTTTCTGTGGGGAATCCGCACGCCTCATATCGCATTGTCCGTTGAATAAATGCCCGCCCGCTAAACTCTTCCGCTATCCGCCTCGCCGTTGAAATCACGCCTTCGATTAACTGATCCTCGTGATCGTGTTCAATCCGTAGGTGCGCTTTCAAATCGGCTAGCGTCAGTGGCTCCAACGTCGGGGCTACCGTTTGAACTATCGCCATTCTGTGACCTGTGGTTAATGGCTAGCTGGCTATCTTCGTCTACGCTGTAGGGCGGCGGCACGAAATGCCGCACCCATCGCATGTTTTCCAAGGCACCAGACAATACGGCTTTGTGGTATTCGTGCTGCTGAACTTGCTGGGCCATCTCGGCCATTCGTTTGTTGAGTTCCTCTTCCCGTTGGACAATACAGTGATCCAAGGTCGCGAACGCCTCATCTTCGTAAGCGTAAACGCGGGAGGTCTTGCAGATGTCCGATCCGGGCGGGACAGTGACTTTGATTCCTTTGCCGGCGCACAATCCCAACCAGTATTCGACGGACGGGCGTTGCCAACTGTACTCATTCTTCTCCAGCATCGACGAGTCTTGCGCAAGGTCGCAACCGTACAGGGCAACGTCTGAAATGGTGTCGCCGTTGTCATGCTCTAATACCGCGTGGGCTATCATCAAGGCGATCTGGCAGGTGAGGTAGTTCCCATAGCGAGTTACTATCTCGTTTAGTGGGAATATATTGGGGCTGGCAAATGCGGGATGCGGTTTCTGTAACCAGACTTCCGGCGCATGCTCTAACCAGTTGACATATTGAGGCGACCAGCGAGCGTAGCCAGCAGCCAGTTCGTGTAGTTCGTAGTGGCGAGTTGACCGCGGCAGCTTGTAGTTTTTGCCTAGCGTCCATATGTCCCATGAGGTATCTTCCCACGGCGCAAGGTGTCGCGTGGTGAGTGAGGTTCCCGCTATCGCTATCTTCCGCATTGTTTTTCCCTGTCGTTAAAACTGCCGTAGGCCCCGGCCACCTGGGCGAACCATGATGACCGGGAACCAACGACAGAGGATCGTTACGACGCAGCAGCGAGCAGCGTTTTGATGCTTGCGTTGGTCGTGTTAGTGGTTGCCACGTTGATGTACTTGCCATCGTGACGGCTGAACGCGATCACTCCGACCTGTCCCAACTCGGCATAACGCTCGTCAAGGCGACGGACGTTAATATTCATCACGTCACGGATGGCGTAATGATCGTGCCGCCCGAACGTCGCGATTTTATCCGCGGCGGTCTGTGCCGAGCTGTTTGTGTAGGCAACAAACTCGTTGTTGATAACAACGGGATAGCCTAGCAACATGTCACCGGCACCAGCGGTAAGGCTGGGCTGCCACAGCGGGCGACCGTCAGCGTCGAGTAATCCCGCAATATGGGATCGCAGCGACTGGTGCATCATCCAACTCGCACCACCGAGGTACGCATTGTCGATCGACGCAACCACGTTGTTAAGGTCCGTTACGGTAACGGCCTGAGAAC